GGATAAGATCCTGGCTACCCTGGATCCGGTATCAGTGATGGCGGGAGCCGATGAGTTCCTCCTGGAAGGATTGATCGACTCAATAACATCAGAGGATTCCAGGCTGTCATCATTCCTCACCCAGATCCGAGATGGACTGGAGCCAGGATTCGAACCCCTGGGCGCATGGGATCCAGATCTCGATCAATTCGAGCGGATAGATCCCACAGACAGCGGCATAGAAGCGCGCATCATTGTCAGATGCCCCCAGGCAGCGGCGAAGAAAATTACGGACTTAATAGAGCAAGCGATACTCGACCATCCAGAGGCATCGATTGATTAATATCCTGATTTCCGTCCCTTATATTTCCGCATCGTCCCTGGAGGCATTGAGTAGACATCGAAAGCATATCCGCCTATTGATCGATTCGGGAGCTTTCACGAATTGGAAGCAGGGGAAGGAAGTATCGGTCGATGAATATATGCGATTCCTCGATAATTTTCCGCTTGAACCCTGGGGCTATTTCGTCCTGGATAAAGTCGGCGATCCGGAGGGAACCTGGAAGAACTATGAAAAGATGATTAATTCGGGCTATAAGCCTATCCCTATATTCACGAGGGGAGCCCCAATTGAACACCTGGAAAGATACTATGAACATTCCGACCTGGTGGGAATCGGAGGTCTCGTCCAGACCAGGGGAAACAAGGGATATCTAAAGTATTTTATGGAAGTTGTGGGATCCAGGAAAATCCACTGGCTAGGTTTCACAAGACCGGATTTCCTCCATCAATACAGACCATATTCGGCAGACTCATCCAGTTGGTCGGCGGCAATCCAGTATGGATTCGTATGGTGCTATATGGGAGGTGGGGTCTGGGAGAAGTATCACAAATACATGGGCAGGGAACGACCACCAAGCCGGAGGATGTGGAAACAAATCAGATCATATGGACTGGATCCCAAGCGGCTCCAGTACGACGACGAATGGAGGAATATGGGTGGAGGGAAAAGCATGATCAAGTTGGTCGGGATCGCTTCCCACGCGAGGTACATGATGGATGTGGAGCAGAGATTCGGGACAAAATTATTCGCCGCAATCGGGGAGCCAAATGATGCCGATGAATTCGTAAACGCTTACCTCAGGGATCGCCATACCATATTCGCCGATATTAAACCAGGAATTTAGAAGGGGTTTCAAAGAGAAATAGCATAAAGTATCACGATATAGGAGGAGAGGATTTGATGGATATCACCCATGTTCTGATCGTAAGCGGAGGGATGGATTCCGCTACCCTGGCATATCAGACTGTCAATCATGGCGGGAAGCCCCTGCTACTGACATTCGACTATGGGCAGAAGCACAAAAAGGAAATCGACTATGCGCGGATCCTGGCTGACGATCTGAAAGCTCCACATAAGGTGATCGATCTATCGAGCGTCAATCAGATCCTCCAGGGATCCGCTCTGACTGATGACTCGATTGAAGTCCCAGAGGGACACTACGCTTCGGATAATATGGCGAGCACAGTAGTCCCGAATCGAAATGCCATCATGCTGTCGGTGGCATATGGAGCCGCTGTCTCCCTGGGCTGTCCGACTGTTGGGGCGGCTATGCACGCCGGAGACCATGCTGTATATCCGGATTGCCGTCCTGAGTTCACCCAGGCATTCAATGAAATGGAGCGAATTGCGACTGAGGGATTCAGACATACCAATCTATTCCTCTGGGTTCCGTATATCGATATTTCGAAAGCCCAGATAGCAGAGAAAGGGATTGAACTGGGAATCGATTACTCCAGGACATGGAGTTGTTATAAGGGAGGAGAGCTTCATTGTGGTGTCTGTGGAACCTGTGTCGAAAGACGGGAAGCTTTCGCTTTGATCGGAGCCGATGATCCTACCAGGTATGCTGAAAAAATATGATCGTGATTATTTCCTGTGGGGCATCGAAGCGATCTGTCAGAGCTCCGGCATGGAAACTCTACACCGGAACATATTTCAAAGCGATGTTCTCATGCGCCAGGAAGTGGGCATCCAGGAGGGAGGATATTTATATTCTGTCTGCTAAGTATGGATTAGTCCAGATGGATCGAGTTCTGCCTCCCTATGACACCAGGATCGCGTCTCCTGATGCTGTGACCATACAGGAAGTTAGGGATCAGGCAGAACAATTCGGATTGATGGACTCCCAGGACATTATCCTCCTGGGTGGAAAGGATTATGTGAGCGTACTCAAGGCGGTATTTCCATCGGCTAAAGCTCCGCTCCAGGATATGAAGATCGGAGGAATGGGGAAACAAATGCAAGTGATGAAAAGGTGGGCTCGATGAAAGTATCAATAGTAAGGGAATATTCCTGGGAGATGGGTCACGCCCTTTTTCGACATAAGGGAAAATGCTATCGACCTCACGGGCATAACTACAGGATGGAGGTGGAGGTGAGCGGGTCGGTGGATGAGATCACCGGAATGGTTGTCGATTTCTCAGATCTGGACGATGTTATCGAGCCTCATCTGGATGAGTATTACGACCATAGCTTCCATGTAAATGCAGGCGATCCCAGGTTCGCTAGTGATACCTGGACGACTTCACACCTCTATTATGAACCAACTGCCGAAAGGCTTGCGATGGATCTATATCAGGATATTTCGGAAGAGCTACCACAACACCTGACAATTGAGAGGTTGACTTTATATGAAACCGACAAGAGTTCCGCGACGGTACGGAATACATAGCATATTTGGACCAACCATCCAGGGCGAGGGGGCTATGTCTGGGGTCACCTGTATTTTCATCCGCTTCACAGGATGCAATATGTGGGATGGCAGACCGGAAACCAGGGAGACATCAATCTGTCCTTTTTGTGATACCGATTTCCTGAAGGGGACGATGCTCACCATCCCTCAGATAGTCGCAACGATCCAGGATCTCCGGAGCCCTGGGACTGGATGGATCTGGATATCCGGCGGGGAGCCATCGATGCAATTGGATAAGCCTCTAGTCCTGGCTCTGAAACAACAGGGCTTTATGATCGGGGTTGAGACAAATGGAACAAGGCAATTCAAGGACGGGACACTATCCAATGTCGACCATTTAGTGATGTCTCCAAAGCTTCCGGCGGAGCAGATCGAACAGCGATGGTGCAATAGCCTGAAAGTTTTATATCCGCATCCGAATCCATTGATACAACCGGAACATTTCCTGGACATCCGATGCGATTCCAGATGGCTCCAGGCTATAGAGGCTGATACTAAGGAGGAGAGTATCCAGAATATGAATGCCACGATTAATCGCTTATATGAGTTGCCCAGGGCTCATAAATGGAGACTCTCAGTGCAGACTCATAAGACGATAGGAGTTGAATGATGATTGAAGTCGACAAAGTGACATGGGAGGATATGGAAGAACATATCATCCGATTAAAACCTCTGTTGTCCGGCAAGAAAATATACGGCATTCCCAGGGGTGGCAAAATCGTGGAATATCTTGCGGCAAAGCTAGTCGGGGCTATTCCTGTCAGCACTCCGTTGGAGGCGGAACTATTCGTTGATGATCTGATCGACAGCGGGAGGACGGCGAAGCGATGGATGGATGTATTTGGGATTCCGACTATCCCTGCCTATGAAAAGAAAGGGACAAAGTGGGTGGTGTTTCCCTGGGAGGAATCGGATGGGAAAGACATCGGGGAATCAGTGGAAAGGATCATTGAATGGATCGGGGTTGATCTGGAATCGGATGGCCTTCGGGAAACTCCGGGTCGGGTCGTCAATGCCATGCAGACTTTATATTCCGGATATGCCCAGGATCCACGGGAAATATTGAAATGGTTTGAAGATGATTCCGATGAAATGATCATAGCAAGGGACATTGAATTCTATTCCACCTGTGAGCACCATATGCTACCGTTTTTCGGAACCGCCCATATTGCATACATTCCCAGAGGGAGGGTTCTCGGCATATCGAAGATAGCCAGGCTAGTCGACTGTTTCGCAAGGAGACTCCAGATCCAGGAAAGACTCACAAGGCAAATCGGGAAGGCGATAGCCCTGGGTGATGGTCACGGAGTCCAGGGGGTCGGCGTTGTCCTCAAGGGAAAGCATCTGTGTATGATGTCCAGGGGAGTACAGAAACAAAACTCGGAAATCGTGACCAGTTATTTATCCGGAGTTTTCAGGGATAAGCCGGAATCGAGGGCGGAGTTTATGAGGCTTATCGACTGATGGCATTACAGAACGGGCAGAGGATCGCGGCACAACTTCGGAGATATCGAATGTTATCAATGAAGATAGCCGGAGCTTCGGAGCGTCAGATCGCAGAACAGGAAGGTATTTCCCATGGTCTGGTCAATAGGGATATAAAAAAAATCCTGGAGGATCTAGCCAGGGACAATACAGGGAATGCAGACAAGATCAGAGTCCTCCAGATGGAACGCTACAATGCCCTGTTACTCCGGATGTGGGAATCCGCTATGGCGGCGAATGAGGGCGCGGTGGATCGAGTGATCAAAATCATGGATCGAATCAACGCAATCAATGGAGTGATACCTGATAAGCCGCTGATTAATATGGCGATTGAGCAGACGAGTATCCAGATGAATCAGGCTCCCTTCACTTTCAGGATCGAACATGCAGGGGATAATCCCGACCAGGACATATCAGAGACCGAGTCTCTACCGGAAACAGGAGGAGGCAATATTCTCAAGGGATAGATACGCAGTCATAGAGGGATCCACGAAGTGCGGGAAAACTGTTGCTTGCCTGGCTTGGCTCCTGGAACGAACTATGAGCGGTCTCCCTGGGCAAGCCTTTTGGTGGGTCGCGCCTGTTTATCCTCAGGCAAAGATAGCATTCCGCAGATTAAAAAGGGGACTGGATCCCTCGATCTATACCTCCAATGAATCAGAGCTCACAATCACTCTATTAAATGGAGCAGTCATCGGATTCAAGTCGGCGGAAAAGCCCGACAATTTATATGGGGAGGATGTATATGCCTGTGTGGTCGATGAAGCCACCAGGGCAAGGGAGGAGTCCTGGCACGCGATCCGCTCGACTCTGACTGCTACCAGAGGACCGATCAGGATAATCGGGAACGTCAAAGGTCGGAGGAACTGGGCATATAGACTAGCCAGGAGGGCGGAGTCAGGGGAAAGGGATTGGCACTATGCTAAATTGACTGCTTATGATGCGGTCGATGCCGGAGTACTGGATATCCAGGAAGTCGAAGATGCGAAAGCTCAATTACCGGATAATGTATTCAAGGAACTATACCTGGCGGAACCATCTGACGATGGGGGCAATCCTTTCGGAATATCCGCCATCCATCAATGTGTCGCTCCTATATCAAACGCCCAGGCGGTTGTATATGGAATCGATCTGGCAAAGTCTGTGGACTGGACAGTGATCATCGGACTCGATGAAGGGAATCAAGTCTGTTATTTTGATCGGTTTCAATTACCCTGGGAGGAGACCCTGGCTAGGATCGTACCGAGTATATCGGGAGCTCCGGCGATAGTAGACTCCACCGGAGTCGGGGATCCGATAGTCGAAAGGCTCCAACGATCATTGTCGAATGTCCAGGGATATAATTTCTCCTCGCCCAGTAAACAAAAACTGATGGAAGGACTAGCCCTGGCAATTCAATCAGGGACTTTATCCTTTCCAGATGGAACCATCGTGGCTGAACTCGATGCTTTCAGTTATGAATATACCCGTACCGGAGTCAGATATTCCGCTCCTCCTGGGCTTCACGATGACTGCGTCATGGCTCTGGGGCTTGCAGTATATGGAACCATGAATAGCCCAGGATATGGCGTGTGGTAAAAAAAGACTTCCGATGTTCTCAATGTGACAAGCTCCTGGCTGAAAAAGCAGGGAAGGGAACGGTCATTGTCTGTAGTAGATGTGGATCTAGGAATCAAGTGGATTGATTGTGTTATTATGTGATTTATCGACAGCATTGGATCCAGGGGAATTCTCCTCCTGTGGATTTATCCGCTCGGATATTCTCATCGTGGTATCCGCCTGGATCCAGTGTGAATGATGGTGGTCAAGGCAAGTGCCCTCAAGCCAGGGATAACGCTTGGCATTATTCGACTTCTTCCGAAAGCAGTATGACGGGGACATAGCCGCCACAGTCCCGCTTATCAGCGATCCATCAAGGGTTATATATCCTGATGATAACTACGCTAACTTCGCTTCCCAGGGCTATGGTAGAGCGGAGATAGTCCATGCCTGTATCCGAGAGCTTGCAATCGGAACGGCTACGGCTAAATGGTTCATAGGGATTCCCTCTGATGGTGGAGTATCGGAAATCGAAAACTCCCCTTTCTCATTACTCCTCAAGTATCCGAATCCTGAACATGATTGGTATACCTGGTTGGAGCGAGCGGTCACTTATCTACAAGTTGCCGGAAATGTATATGTCTATAAAGAACGAGCCAGGACTAATCGGATATCTGCCCTCTGGCTCCTGAGACCTGACAGGGTTTCCATTCTTCCGGAGGATCGGGGAGCGAGTTCATACAGCTACGAAATCAATGGCAAGGAATATGAAATCCCTGCTACGGATATTGCCCATCTGGCACTACCCAATCCCGCGGGTGATGTATATGGATTATCACCCCTCCATGTCCTGGCGAAGACGGTTAATCTTGACGCTCTGATGACGGACTTCGCGAAGACATATTTCAATAACGCCGGAGTTCCCAGTGGATTGTTGAAAATAAAAAGGAGGCTTACTTCCCAGGAGGAAGCGAGCCGGATCCGCTCCAGATGGAGGTCGACATTCGGAGGACCAACTGGTATGCACCAGGTAGCCGTCCTGGATGACGATGCCGAGTATCAACAAATGGCATCAAGCCCGAAAGACATGGCTCTTACTGAGTTGCACAATCTGACAGAGTCCAGGATATGTAGCGT